CCAGCAGCATCCGCGCCGGCAGTTACTCATCGGGGGTTCTCCATGTGGTCGCGTGTGCCGGTGAGTATCGCCACGAGCTCGGACAGGGGCATGGTCACCCACTGGTCGGCGGGGTCCCCTTTGCCGTGGCGTTTGTGCACGATGATCCCGGCTAGGGCGTCGTCGTTTCCGCGTTCGATTTCGGCCTCTGCTGCCCAGCCTCCGAGGCTGAGTTTTGCGGTGTTCTTGCATTCGATGATTAGCCTGTGGCCCATGTGCCGGAGGCCCGCGATGTCGCCGCGGTCTTTCGTGCCGTTCTTGACGCGGCGGTCAATGCGGTCGTCGATGTGGGTGGCGAGGTAGTCCGCGATGGACCGTTCGAAGCTGGTGCCGGCCTTCTTGGCGGATGCCCTGGTGCGGGTCATTTGGTCGCCTCCCTCCTGCTAATTTCCCGGTCGATGTACCAGCGGGCCTTCTTCAGGTCTTCGACGGCGTCTCCCTTGAGGTCGGCCCGCCACAGGTACTTGATGGCGTTGCCCAAACAGAAGCCCATGTGCTCGGTGATTTGGATGCACTCGACCCCGCTGGGATGGTTCGTGTAATGGCTGGGGTGGTTGACGGTGTCAGAAGGGGGCGGGTTGGTTGTCAAGGTGAGGTCCTTTGCCAGGTTTGTAGATGATGTGCCAGGGGATGGGTTGCCCGAGCGGTTCACCACATTTGTGGATGGGGGTGACGAGTGGGCGGGGCCTGTTGGCGGTGATGGTCCAGCGGGTGCGTCGTTTGATGGTGGGTGCTGACCATTGCGAAGGGTGGAGTTCGTAGGTTGGGCGGCCGGTGCGAAGTGCGTGGAGTTCTTCGGCGGGTGTGAGGTGTGTTGGGTCGATGGTGGCTGTGTGTGCTTCGTCCCAGGAGTCGATGGCGGTGAGGGTGGGGGTGGTGCATCGGGGGCAGGCGGTGAGGGTGGCGGTGGTTGATGTTCGGGCGGGGTTTTGGGTTTGTGCTGTTTGGGTCACCCACGCGGGGATGGTTGGTGTTGGTCTGGTGTCGGTGAAGAGTGCCGGCTGGGTGGTCATTTGGGGCTTCCTGCGGGTGCTCCGCAGTCGCAGCAGTAGAGGTTTCCGCCGGGTCCTGGTTCGACCCAGAAGTGGGTGCATTTGGTGTCTCTGTCCGGGGTCCGTGCAACTGTCCCCGCTATAGAGCGGCGGGGACGGGGACAGTTGCCCTCGGGGACACGTGCGGTTGAACTGTCCGTGTGGTCGGGGACAGTCATGTTCCGCTTGTTTCCGGGGTTTTTGGGCCTTTTCGTGGTGGCTGTCCCCGCTGTCCGCGAACTGTCCGGGACAGTGGTGCTTTGGGGTTCTGCCCGGACAACTGTCCGGGACAGTTTTTTGGCACTTTTGGGGGTGTTCATTCGGTCCCGTCCAGGGTTGTTGGTTCGGGAATCATGGCCTCGTTTTTACGGATCTTGATGGCTTGGCTGAGTACCTTGTTGTTGACCTTGAACCCTGCCGCCCGGAGCGCGTCGGCGGCTGCTGGCCGGCCCGTGTCCTTTGGCAGACCTAGGGAGTCCATCGCAGCAAGCAGGTGGGTTGTTTGTGCGTTGAAGGCTGCTTGCCTCCCCGCGCCGTCCACTTTGTGGTGGAGGTTGGGGATGACGTGGCGGTGGAGGACGACGGTTTTCTCTGCGATGGGCATGCGGTTCATTTCGCAGTCGAGGCGGTAGGTTTCGTCTTTGACGACGGTGGACATGCGCCACACGGCGTCGACGTCGCCGCCTTTCGCTGATCCGCCTCGTTGTCCTTTCTGTTCGTCTTTGCCGGTGTGGTCGAGGCGGATGAGGGCAATGCCGTGTTGTTTGAGTTTCAGGCCGGTGTGTCGGTAGAAGTTGAGCCAGGTGTCGTTTTCGTTTTCTTCGCCTTTGACGGCTCGGGAGACGGTGTCCACTACGACGACTTCGCACGCGTATGTTTCGATGGCGGCGATAAGTTCGAGGGAGCCGTTTTCGGAGTCGAGGGCTGAGAGGTTTGGGAAGGAGAGGTAGCAGAGGTTGGTGAGGGTTTGGGGTGTGTGGCCCATGGCTTGGAGTCGTTCGCGGATGTCGCCTTTGGGGTCGTTTTCGAAGTCGACGTAGAGGACTCGGCGTGGCCGGTCGGGGGTGACGCCGAGGACTTCGGTGCCGTTGGCGACGGCGGCGGCCATCTCGAGCATGAGGAGTGACTTTCCGGTTTTGGGTGGCGAGTAGAGGGCTACGAGGCGCCTGGCGGGGAGGATGGGCTCGATGATCCATTCCTCTTCCGTGGTGTCAGCCCATAGGGTTTCCCAATCAACGATGGGGAAGTAGTTGCGGACGGCGTCTTCCCGGTCCTGCTCGGTGTCGCCTTCTTCTCCGGTCGCTTCGGTGGGTGGCTGGATGGTGGTGACGTCGGGTAGGGGGGTGGGTGGTGGTGTTTCGCGTGGGTGTTCGCTGCCGGCTTTGAGGCCGGAGCGGAGTGTGGCGGTGATTTCGGTTGCGGTTAGTCCTGCGGCGAGGGCTGCCTGGGTGAGTTGTTCGTGGACGAGGGCGTGGGGGAGTTCGCCGCCGGCGATGAGTTGGGAGAGGGAGAATGCGCTTTTGTTGAGTTGGTGGTTGCGCCCGCCGGGGAGGGCGTTGGCCATGTCGGAGAGTTCACGGTTGAGGGCGGCGGCGGCGTAGGGGCTGATGTTGCCGCCGTAGTCGCGGGGTGGCAGGTGGTGGACGGTTGCTACGGGTTCGGTGGTTCCGTACCGGTTTTTGACGGTTTCGAGGAAGCTTGGCATCTAGGTCACCTGCCTTGTCCGGTAGTTGTTGTTGTTCATGGGGTGCTGAGGGATTCGGCACCGATGTTGACCAGGTCGCGGGCGTTGGGCGGGCAAACGGCGTTGCCTGCCTGCTTGACTTGTTCCCGCTTGTTCCCGGTCATGATGTAGTCCTTCGGGAAGGCCATGCCCCAGGTCACTTCGTAGGGTTCGAGCATCCTGAAGGTGCAGTCCTCGATCGCGGGTGGTTTGACGCCCATGACGGCGTGGTGGTTGCCGTTCGCGGCGAAGGTGTCCATCGGGTCGCTGATGCCCTTGGGTGCGTTCTGGCCGCGAAGGGTGATCATCGCGTACCTGTCCACGGTGGTGAGCGTCCCGATAGGGTCACTCACTGGCTGCGGCTTGGACGAACCGTAATAGGGCATCAGCAGAGCTGTTTCGTTGCGAGTGGTTTGCGTCCGCATGGCGTTCATGACCGATGCCGCTTCCTTGCCCTCACGCCCCTCAACCGGGACCAACAGCCCGCGGGTGTAGCTGGTTGTTTGGGTGCGGAGCGGTTCATCGGTGTGGCTGATGATGTTCGCGCCGCGGACGGCATCTATGACAAGACCGCGGGGATCGACCAAGCAGTGGCCAGCGGCCTCAGTGGTGAGGGTCTGCAGGGTATCGGTGACGGGGTAGTTACGGGCTCGACCAGAGCGCATGAGCGACAGGTAGGGCTCTCCGGTTTCGCCGTACTTCTCCAGTCCTGCCCGGATGCGGGCCATGGTCTTCTCCGCGAGGGGTTTGTTACGGTCGCCTATGCGTTCGCCCCGCAGTGACCAGTCGATGGCGTGGGCCGCGGGCAACCAGCCCGGTTCGATGACCTGGTTCCGGCATGCCGTGTTGGGGCAGCGCCAGTTGTACTGCGCCCGGTAACGTCCCCACCGCTCGGCCTTCTTGAAGACCTGTATGGCCGTGACGATCTGGTCGCAGCCGGGGCAGTACGCCTGCGGCCGGAGCTTGTCAAAGTCCGGCCGGCGGTTGCCCTTCTTCCAGAACACCACGTACATGCGGTCACGGGACTGAGGGGCGGGCAGGCCGCCGAGCTGGGCGTGCATCGAGTTCATGTACACGATGTGGTGCTCATACCCGAGAGACGCCATCGCCATCAGCCAGGCATCGAACATCACCCAGCGGGCAGCGTCCACCACGTTCTCCGTGATGATCAGCCGGTAGTCGTGGAACTCAGCGAACCGGGGAACATCCCACATGGTTGCCCGGGACCGGTCGGCCGCTTCGTCGGCGATGGCGTCACCGAACAGGTCAGGCTGGTTAGTGATCCGCTTCTTACCCTTCGCCACGGAGTGGTTCGTGCATTCGGGGGACGCCCAGAGGATGTCGCTCTTCGCCACGTAACGTGGGTCTGTCTGGGAGATGTCCGCCTGGACGTGCGTGGTGCCCGGGTGGTTGGTGTTGTGGGTTTCGATGGCCCTGGCCCAGTGGTTCATGGCCGTCCGAACCTCTATACCCGGGACCGCGATAGCCCCGGTGGAGGACCCGCCGGCCCCGCAGAACATGTCGGTCATTGTCAGGCTCATGATGGTCTCGCTTCTTTAGTGGTGGTCGGGTAGGAAGCAGCAAGCGTCGATCATGCGGCGTCGGCCCGGTGGGTGATGTGCTCGCGGATCATGGCTGGCTGGAAACCGGACCAGACCACATCTTCTTCCAGGGTGGAGGCGATAACGACGGGCATCTCGCGGATGTTCAGTGTCTCGGTGATGTACTGGTAGGCGGTGGCGTCTTCCTCGACGTTGACGGCCGTGTAGTAGACACCTTCGCGGTCGAGGATTTTCTTGGTCATGTCGCACCAGCGGCATTCGTTCTTGGTGTAGACGACGACGGCGACACCGTCGCGTGCCTGGATGAGTTTGGTGAGGTCTGTGACTGTCATTAGTGCTCCTTGTGTCGTGTGTGGGGGAGGGTGAGGGGCTGGTGCCAGCGGTAGGTGCCGCCGTCATTGGTCTTGGAGGGTGCGGCGATGACGTACCCCCCAACTCCGCGGTAGTCGACGCCGGGCAGGAGGGCGGTGGTATTCCCGTCGCCTGTGGCGTGGATGTATAGGTGGTAGCCGCGGGGCGTGCTGGCCCGGCCGATGACTTCGGGGATCAGCCCGTCTTGGCGCATGAGGCCCAGGGATTCGACCCCGGCGGGACCGTCAACGTCGATGACGTCGAACATGTGGCCGGTGGGCACGCCGATGTTCGCGGCAGGGGTGGTCTCCCACCACGCCTCAATCTGGCTGGCGTCGGTCGTGGCATCGTGGAAACCGTGCGAGGTTAGGGGGCGTTTCTCCCCGGGACGGCAGGGGA